CCAGTAGGTGGTGTGGAAAGTGTTTATACACTTAATGCAAAGAATGTAGCACTGGCAGCTATGAAACGTGGATGGCGGTACAGTGATAGACTTCAAGTACCATTGTTTAAAAATGAATGGGGTACATGATGAGACAATTTGTAGAAAAATTATTTGGCATTGACAAAATCAAAGCCGAAACAGCAGCGGCAGTACAATTGGCTGAGGAATCAACAAAGATTGCCAAAGACGCAGTTGCGGCTGCTGAACGTGCAAAAGAAGCAGAAGAAACTGCTAAACTAAGTCCAAAAGATCGTGCAACCAAACTAAAAGAACCTTGGGTAGGTGTGCTTAATACTCACATCAACAAAGATAACATACGTAATGGCTTTTTTGAGCTTGACTGGAACGAGCACTTTGTGTTAAAATTAAAGCAAGAGGGATATGGTTTCGACGGTGATAAAGACGAAGAAATTGTAGATCGTTGGTTCCGTGAACTGTGTGCTAATGTGGTAGTTGATGGTGATTTTGGTGGCGCTGTAAATACTGGCGTTATTGATATCAATTCTGTTAGAAAAAAGAATCTATGACATATATTTTAGTTGATACTGCAAACACTTTCTTTCGTGCTAGACACGTTATCAACGGTGACGCTGATATCAAATTAGGTATGGCTTTTCACATTACACTAAACAGTATTAAAAAGGCCTGGCAAGACTTTAGTGGAACCCATGTGGTATTCTGTTTAGAGGGGCGCAGTTGGCGTAAAGATCATTACAAGCCTTACAAAGCACAAAGAGCCGCTAGTCGTGCCGCACATACAGAACGCGAAGCAGAAGAAGAGAAAGTGTTTTGGGAAGCCTTTGATACTTTTAAAGAATTTGTAACAGAAAAGACAAATTGCACAGTCTTACAAAATTCACGCCTAGAAGCTGATGATCTCATTGCTGGTTGGATACAGACACATCCAAACGACGATCACGTGATTATCAGCACTGACACAGATTTTGTACAATTGATTGCTCCTAACGTAAAACAATTTAATGGTGTAATGGAAACCACTATCACACATGAAGGTATATTTGATGCAAAAGGTAAGAGAGTCATTGATAAAAAAACTCAAGAGCCAAAAGCCATTCCAGACCCCCAGTGGTTACTCTTTGAGAAGTGTATGCGAGGCGATACCTCAGACAATGTATTCTCTGCATATCCGGGAGTACGGGAAAAAGGCACAAAGAATAAGATTGGTCTCCGTGAAGCCTACGGTGATAGAGACTCAAAAGGCTATGCGTGGAACAATCTCATGCTTCAGCGTTGGTCCGACCACGAAGGTAAAGAACATCGTGTACTAGATGATTACGAACGTAATCGTATTTTAATTGATCTTTCTGCACAGCCCGAAGAAATTAAAAACATCATTACAGAAACTATTACAATAGCAACAGGTGCTAATAAGAATATTAGTCAGGTTGGAATTAGATTAATGAAATTTTGTAATCTTTATGATCTTAAAAAGATTGCGGATCAGGCACAGGCCTATGCAGAACCACTAAATGCGAGATATATATCATGACAGACTTACACGCTAAACCAATTATAGAAAATAAATTCTGGATTGTTGAACGAGACGGTGAAAAATTTGCCACTCTTAGAAAAAACGAAGATGATAGATTCGTTATGAGCAACGAGTTAGGTGTGCAAATCTACGACACAAAAGAAAGCCTTACTAGACAATTTGGTAAAAATTTCTTTGTGGCTAAAATTATCAAAGAAGCCAATGATGCATTACCTAACGAAGTTCACGGTTATGCCACAAGTGCCGAGCCGCATAATGCAATGTATGATATAAAAAGAAAGTTACCGTTGTTTACAAAAAGCGGCGATAGTAAAAGTTTGTACTGTGCAGGCTTTTATGTGATACGGTTTGATAAAGGATGGGTAAAAAGTTTTTGCCCTAAATTAATAACATTACAAAGATACGAGTATCAAGGTCCATTTCAGTCTGAAGTTGAAATGAAACAGGTGTTAGCTAATGTCTCAAAATAACGTTCCAAATACGTTGCCGGGCGTTGAAAGACTTATTCAGCGTATAGCAGTTGCAGAGCGGGGTCAGCAAAAAGATATAAGATTAACAATTCAAGAAGCAAGAGAGCTTACTCAAGAATTGGCTGTGATGACTGCTAAATTAGGAAAAACTGTTCAGGAAATACACGTAATGCTGGCGGAAATACGTGAATCTACTACCAACATCAATGTTAAATTTGATGGTGGCAACTTTACTTAGACATAAATATATACGTGCTTTATAATAACACGTATAGATATGAGTCGACCTAAACCCAAAGTTATTCTTGAATACACCAACAAGGAAACCTACAAAGTTGAGCAAATTCTCGACAGTGATGCCATCTGGGCTGTGTTTTACAAAGATCAGCCTTTTAATTTAAAAAGCGGCAGTATGGTATCCAGTTATCCTGGACCTAAGTACAAAAAGGTCAGTTTTAGTAATCCGGGACACGCAAGAAATTTAGCCAAGAAACTTAACAAACTGTTTAAGACCACAGACTTCGCAGTGTTTAAATTAAATGCCGGAGAACGAGTAGACTAAATGGATTTAAAGGATACCTATACTTCGGTATTTCTCAAAGCCGCTGGTCAACCCTTTGACAAGAATATCATAAAAAAATTCCGCAGTGCCTGGTGGCAAAACGTCAGAGGTAAGGATCACGGCGGTTTAAGACTTACAGATCAAGGTCTAGAATTTATAGAAACTTATTCTCAAATCAAAACATATAAAGTTGAAATACTGAAAGAAATTAGTATAACTCCACAAATACTGGTTTGGTTAGATCAATTTATTGAATCACCGTATCACTTAACCAAAAAACACATTATTGTTTTAAAAGAAAAATCCGCATTTGAATTATATCTGTTTCACGGGGATGTAAGAAAAATGGGTTATGCCAAAGCAATGCATCAAAGACTTAGCCAAGAATCCTGAACAATTTATTTGTTATCTATAAATATTTTTACAATGATCGAATATAATCCTTTAGAAATTTTAAAGAAAAGATCTCTTCAAGTAATGCCTCCACATTTTGGAAAAATTAAACTTGCAGATATAAATTTTCTTACACACGAAATTGAAGACTGGATTCGAATCAAATTAAAAGGTAGATATGCTGTCGTGAAACTTTCAAGTATAGAAAACGATAGCAAATTGAAATCTGCAATGTTTGCGGGATTTGAAGATCATAAAGAACTGACATATTTTATGTTAGCATGCCCATATCTAAGGAGAAACTAATGGACCAAGAAGTAACAACAGCCCCAGAGCAAGAGCAAACTCAACAATCACCGAGTGCTGCCAGTGCCGACCTTAATCTCAGCGATCTAGCTTCGTTGCGCAGTATTCTAGAAGTTGCTAGTAGTCGAGGTGCATTCAAGGCTGCAGAATTAGAAGCAGTAGGTAAGGCTTATAATAAGTTAAATACCTTTCTAGAATCTGTTGCAGCCAAAAAGGAATAATATGAAAAATCTCAAACACGTAGGTAAAATAAAAAACACAGGATCAAAAGTTCTTGTGGTTTTTAGAACGTTACCCGGTGAGTCAAATATGGCATTGGTAGTGCAAACATCTCCTTTGCCGGATCAATATCACAATGCAATCATTGATCTTGTAGATCAAGATGTTGCACAGGATGCATGGGAATTCGGCGAAATACTTTTTACTCGACCATTCCCCGACGGCCGCCCTATGTTACAGGCATTACAGGCGGATAATCGTTTGATAAAAGTGGCTACTGATACTATTATCATGACACCTACTCCAAATTCAGAGATTTCGCTGCATGAACTAAATTCGTTTATTGCAGAACAAAAAAATTGCGCAATAGATGACTTGTATACGTTTACTAAGGGTGCTCCTGTTAAGAAAGAAACTGTAAAAAAAGCTGAAGAACCTACTAGTGTAACTGCTTCAGCTAATGAAGTTCTTACTGATCGCGACATAGCTCGTAATTTTAGAAGTCAAGCAGATGCCATGTACAAAGAAGCAGCAAGACTACGGAAGCAGGCAGACGACTTAGATCCACCGGCAAAGAAAACGGCAAAGGCCAAAGAAGCCGAAAGTGCCTAAACATTTATTTAGGCCGCCATTTCATTTAATTAAGGAATGGCCGGAAGTTTTTGAAGATATGTATATGAACACCATGCCGGTGGCATATTTAAAAAGCGTCCGGTTAGAATTTAACAATGGTAGGATATGGGAAATAGATATTCAAGAGCAACTTGGTAATACAACTAATGATATTGTTGCTGAAAAACTCTTGGATACATTTCAAGAATACAAAGAAGAAATTACCAAAGTAGATTTTATCATAGATATCCAACGGCTAAAACAAGATATAACTGACAAAACTAACAAACTGCTTTAGACGGTTTGTTATGGTAATTGTTTACAAGCGTTATAAAATTCCATGAGTTCTGGAAATGTATTTTTAAAGTTTGTGCCTCTACGACGATCGTGTTCATCGACAAATTTAACAAAGTCTTTTCTAAATTGTTCTTTTTCTGGGTATCCGTTTTTTATCTTAGATTCAAATACAGTAAGTACACGCTGTAATTTTTCTACCTCACTTATAAAAAATCCCATACGATCTTCTTCATTTTTATCGATGTTGTCTTTCATAAAATCAATCTGTACTTGTATCTTATTAATAAACTCCTCCGATAATAATCCCACAACTTGATGAGAAGGATAATTTAGATAGGGGATATCTATGTACACAGAATGATTGTTGTTAATCCGAGGACTACAATGTTTTCTTTTCAAGACTAAAATATCTTCTAAGAACTGTTGATAACTGATTACACTAAGTAAATTGTAAGTACTCATGATATGAATTTGTGAGTCTGGAACAGAGCTAAGATAACGATCGCAATTTGATAACCATTGTTTATAATCCATGCCGTAACGTATGTACTCGGCTTGAGCTCCATATGCCTCACAGCTGGTGTAAACCATTACGTTCTTAACAGATTTGGCTGTTTGTATTTTCTGAATTTTTTCAATAAACTCATCTATTAGCTTTTCTGGGACACATAGATTGCTGTTTATGCCTAGCTCTAGTTCCGGATTTGGATGTTCTATGATATAGTCTAATACTCTAAAGGTATGTTTGGTCATTAACGGTTCGCCACCGGTAATTCTAAATGTATGAAGGGTAGGATAAAGTTCAGGCCACCATTGCCAAAATGCTTCTACATACGGATTTAGATCACGCTCTAAAAAAGGCATTTTGTTCTGTGTCTTAATCCATTCTATATTGTTAAATTTTTGACTGGTAGGATATGCTCCAAACTTTTCAATTTCTTCCATCCATTTGCTACTGACATCTGGACTACAATAACTACATTTAAAATTACATACATTGCTGAAACTAATTTCTAAATAGCTTGGATTAACATGATTCAGTCCTTGTAGATCAGAAATCCTATCCTTACTCCACGGTTCATAACTCTTTAACACTCTATCACTGAGCACATCGCCACCATCTTCTACTTGCCAGCAATATTCACATTCGGTAGGACGTTTGCCGTTGAGCATATCTAAACGCTGTTCAATTTTAAAAGACGTGTTGTGTAACGCACTAGGACTGCGTTTGATTTCTTCTAAGGGTATTAGATGTGTTCTTGGATGATGACAACTATGAGTATGACCCGACCCTAAGTGTATGGTAACCTGACTCCACTTGGCTACACAATAGCTAGGGCTGATAGAGTCGAGAATTTCTTCTTTAAAATCTATTCTTTTTTGACGCCATTTCATATAATTATTTCACTTTTTTGTTTGTTGCTCATCGAATATTTTTTTAAGCCAATCAAAGTCGTTGATTTTTTTAAGTGCTTCTAGGTCGTTTTTGTTAAACTCTCCATACTCCTTGCCTGCGATGGCTCCGGCAATAGCGTCTGGCCCGAACGGTCGATCAATACCCAGTGTACACCATACATCGAGTCTATGCAATGTTTCTTCGCTTTTTTGTCTATCAATAATTTTACTAGACAATTTACAACATTCTCTAAACGCTGATTTCCAAGTGTTAAACGGATCAGTGTTAAATGCTGTGATGTTACTTATTATTGGCATTGCTTTGAAATGTCTACTAATGCTAGTAGTCATATCTGGCTTGCTAATATCCATATTAATTGTATCCAGTCTAGGAAAAAGTTTTACCCCACCATATCCGTATTCTAAATCGTTAATTGGATTTTGACTTCGCCACACATGTACACATTCTAGATCA